ATGACAGTATTAGAAATCAAACAAATTGGCCTTTTTGTTGAATTAGAAAACTCAACTATTAATATAGTAGGAACTGAACATTTTACTTTAGAATTCCAAAACGAAATACTAGCTGGCATCTGGTTTCAGGCACTGCTCGATTTAGTGGAGACACTGCCCGAGTTTACGCTATAATCTAGTTGGGTATCAAGGAGGATTAATGATGATCGCTTTAGATTTAACTGGCCAACAATTTGGCGAATTAAAAGTAATCGCTAGAAATGGCAATATTGGAAACCACACTGCGTGGCTGTGCCAATGCTCATGCGGCAATCAAACCACTGTGCCGAGTAACAAGCTTAAATCTGGCGCTATTGTGAGCTGTGGGCATTTAAAGCGCGATGTAAACCACACTGGATTAAGGCGTGGCTATCAAGACAAGAAGAAAAAAGGCGTTGCCACCTTCCTATTAGATTCGAAACGTAAAGTCCGAGCAGATAGTTCAACCGGTATAACTGGGGTAAAGGTGATTAAATACCGCGACGGCTCAATCCACTACGCTGCTGACATGACTGTCAAAGGCAAACGACACCGCATTGGCACCTTTCCTACTATTGAAGAAGCTGCTCAAACGCGACAAGCTGCGGTTGATGCACTTTTGAATGATTTAAACAACTAATACGAAATTAGCGTTGATTAAAAAAGCATAAAAAACAAGCCTAACCCACAATTTCAGTGAGTTAGGCTTGTTTTAAACTAAATATTATTTATTCTCGTTACTCTCAGCAATTATTCTCTCAAAATCAACCACAAGAGGCATCTCGTAAATATCATCAGTTATGTTACTTACCATTTTAGAAGCTTTTCTAAACATTGGTCTTGCAATGAGCATCATGTTTTCGTCTATATATTGTTCATAATTAAATTCTTCATCGTCTATAATAATAGTAATTTTTGATTCATAACTTAATTTGATAAGCGTATGGTCTAATATATTCTCAAAATCTAATCTTATACTAGTTTTAAACATTTTATCAATGACTTCTGGCTTTTGCTGGTATCCAACTTTTAATGTATTACCATCATTTTCTTCAGAATCAGTTACTTTTAATTCTCTTAAAAATATTTTTTTTATTTCATATTTAGCTTTAGCCATATACTCTTCTCCCCCAACTGTCATCCGTAATTGTTTTAAATTGCGTATTACTATTCCTCTTAACTTTTTTTTCATTTCCCGTATCACTTTGACTTGTATATATTTTCTCCATGTTTAAAATTAGATTATTATTTAAATCCACTTCTTTATCTGAGAAAATTGAGTAGGTAAATGAATTGGTCGTTGCATTTCTATATGCACTAAGAGATGTTTCTTTTATAGGGTTTTTAATATCTAAAGTAATCTTATTAAGATTGTTTAACTCTTTTACACGATCAGTCAGTGTATCATAAAATTTTTCGCTAATTTCATCAGCACCAGCTAGTGCCCTTTGAATCTTATCTATACTTATTCCTGATATATTGGCTAAATCATACTCTGTCATATTAAACCGTATAAGTAAGGCTGCTAAATCCATACTCCTGTTAATATTCTTTTGTGCATTGAAATCTTTCAATATTTCTTCCATTGTTAACATCTAAATCACCTCTACCACAGAACAATTTTTTAAATATATATCAGGATTTCTTTTATATTGTAAATAATTTCTTCTTGTCTGCCAAGCACAAGTATTAGTCATATTTTTTCCAAGTTCAATTAGCTTAGATGTATCACTTTTCTTTTCAATTATATGTGTGATAGTCTCTATTCCATCTTCTACACTATCGAAAAAAAGAAATCCTCTGAAGTCCCTATCTATTAAACGTATTCGTAGCTCTAAAACCGGTCTTTGAATGTACGGAAAATTTTTTAATATTTTTAACCCTTTAATTAGTTCATAATTATTTGTAACAAGTTCGTTGTCCCTGTTCATTACGTATAAATTTCTTTTTAGTTCTCCTTTGTATGTAGCAACATTATTTAACTCATCAATACTAAGTCTCTTTAAAATCCCCATCGCTTGTAATATAATATAGGCTTCTTGTCTCATATTATTTTCGTTAAATCCACCAGTACCAATCTTTTTATTAAGATTCTCTATATATTCGTCCACTAAATATTTTGTATCACCCATTTTTTGATAAAGTTCCATTTTTTACCCCCAATACAAAACTAGTACACTATACTAACTCTAAGCATATCATCTCTACAGTCAACCTTGTGCATAACATGTGCATATCTTTCTGTGGATAACCATCATAAGCATTGTTCTATAGGGGTTTACACTCCCTTAAATATATGATAAGATATTTAATTGCCTTTTTCAAGAATACTGATTTGTAGGCATTTCCGAACAACCTTCATAATGAACAAAAGTTTAATATTTAATCAAAAAAGGACCTAACCCACCATTTGAAGTGAATTAGGCCCTTTTGTGTTACCTCAATACTTATTTAAATGTACCCCATGCAACAGAGCCTTCACGTACTGGCAAGAATACATGAACACCGTTATATACGTGGTGGATCATCACATAGTTTCCGACGCGTTTCCATGAATCGTACTTCCAGCTGCTATAAGCTGGCAAGTAACCACCTTGGGCCGCATTGAAGCTGGCAGCACCGACACGATTCATGATTTCAGTGTCACCGTTTACGAAAGTACCGTTTTCAGGTGTGAATCCAGCGGGAATATTAGAGTTGCTAGGCGTTGTGGGATTAGTTGGCGTTGTATTTGTCCCGCTACCGTTTTCTGGCAAACCAGTCTTCAAATCTTGCGCAAATTGTGACTTAGAAATGCCATGGCTTGCTAAATAACCATATGGGTCTTGATGGTCGCCCCAGACATTATCTGTAATCCATTTATGCGTCACGATTCCGTAACCGGTATCTAAATTAGTGCTAATAACAAATTTCTTAGCCGAGTCGCGTAGCAAGTTAACATAAACCGCGTAATCAATCTTAAATTGATTGTTATCGTAGGTGCGGGCCAATTCAACTTGAACCGGTGCATTGGCATTGCCCCATGTCCCAGCACCCCAACTTACATAACCGTCAGCGCCAACGCGGTATACTTGGCCACCGTCGCCAACAACATATTGCGTATAAGCATAGTTAGTGTTCCAAGTGCGTTTCATATACGCGGCGTTATTAACTGCTGGCGCATAAGTCCCAGTTTCATGCGCAATCACTAACCGATTATTAGTGCGTTGATTAGAGCCTTCGTTAACACCTAATTGGTAAGTGTTATTGACCGAGTACGCTTGTGCCATCTCTGTCGTACCTGATGCAAATAAAATAGCCGCCCCTAAGGCGACTACTAGTTTCATTGATTTTTTCATTTTGAATCTCCCTTCGTTGTATCGTAAACAACACCAATTAAGCCTAAGATTGTAAGCACCGTATTAACAATACCTTGTACTTGGCTAGCTAAATCGTTGCTGAATTCAATTCCGAAAACCTTGGCCACTTGCTGAACTAACACGATAACTAACGCTGTCATCGAAGTCCACAGCACCTTTGAGTGCCAATCTACTTTTTTAATCATCTGTACCCTCCTAAACTTTTTAAGCGCTCGTGATGCCGATCTAGTCGCCGGTCGTGTTCGTCTGCCCGTTCGTCCAAACGTTCGATGTCTGTTTTTAAATCGGATAAATTATTATTGAGCTGTTTAAAATTATGATTAAGCTCTTTGATGTCTCCTTGGAATGGCGCAAAAACTGCGTATTTAAAAAGCAGGCTAATTAAGCCTGCAATAAAAGTAATAATCGCAATCAGTGATGCCCACTCACCCCAAGTCAATCCTCCTAATCCGTGCACATGCTATTCCTCCTATAGTATTAATTTAAAACCAATAAAAATAGCAATCCAGAATAGGATTGCTAAAGGTGTCGCGTATTTAAAGCCTTTAAATAGATCCATTGGAATCACCCATAATCTCATCATATTCAGCTCGCGTTATTGCACCCATTGCTAGGTAACCACTGATGTCACAACCCCACTCGTGCATTTGTTTAATGAACTCGTAATCAACCATTAACGGCACCGCCCTCTAATTGATTAACTTTGGTTGTTAATTCTGCCACCTGTAATCCGAGTTGGTTAATCATAACTTGTTCAGTCGTGGGCCCAGTTGGTACTTCGGGTGCGGTACTAACAGGCTGTACATAGTCAGGATTATTAGTGATTGTATCCTTTTTTAACATAAAAAATGTTGGTTTAAAATCCGTTATGAACCCATCTGGTATATTTCCGGTGAATTCTACTGCGTCTGGTAGTCCGCCAATTGTTGCAAATTCAATAATCTCGTCTCGATCGTTAACCGCTATTTGCATTATTTCACCCCCACAATCTTAGTAATGTTGATTGAACCCGGCTCTTGGCGGGAGTAGACAGTATTATCAGTTTTTCCATTGTAAAGATTCGTGCGCACATTCCTGCTGCATACCGCAGTAGTATTTGTAAACTTTAGCTCAGCCTCCATAAGATCCGGCGCACTGATATTGGCATCGTTGTTAAGGTTCGTACAATTAATACTGGCACCACTAAACCCAGCATCCACCGAACCTCGCTGGTCATAATCGGATCTATAATAGACTCTGATTTTTGTAAACGAATGCGTGCCATTTGAGTTAACGAGCGATTGGCTGAACGTGACTGGTGACGTTAATTGTGAACTGCCTTCCCACAATGTTAATTCGCCTTCAATTCTAACCCAATCACCAGTCCCACTGGTCGGTGCTCCACCGGTATGGATAGTCCTATACCATTTATAGCCAGTAAAGCTGTCAGTCACTTCAATTTTTTTGCGTCCATCATTACCACTATCTACGTCTACCAACGTAATCCAGCTAGCTGGAGTTGACGGACTAGCTGCACCTGGATGGTTTATAAATCCGTATCCAACGTAAAAACCTGGTCCTAGACTCAATATGTCCGTATTTTGTGGCAAAGCTTCTCTGCCGCTATAAATCCCGTTGTAGACCCTTTTTAGCTGTGTCAATTGACTCGTCGTCATAAACCCATTGTTGTCGTCCGATGCTGGCAAATGAGCATCACCACCAGACTTAATGTGCGCCTTCAATTTGCGACCCAGTTCAAAAATCGTTTGATCTAAGTTTAATTTTTTTATTGCCATTAATAATTGAACCCCCTATCTTCACAGTAACCGAAACCACTAATATTAACTTTACGATTGTCTGTGTCAATTTGAATAACATCAAAACCGTCTTCAGTTGCCGTGTTAATAAATCTATTACTATTGTTGTTATAGAATACGGAGCACGCTACTTCACAGATTGTGATATCGCTGTAAGTACTAAGCGCATCCCTGTGCGTATGACCGCAAAAATAGCCCACTAAATTCCGTGGGCCTTGATTTGTGAAGTCGGCAAAAATTGATACTGGAAAATCCGCATCAGTCGATGCGCCGTGATAATTAGTGCCGTCTCTAAACGCCGCTAGAAGGCTTAATATGATGTCGAAATTCATATAAATTGACCCATTATCGGTCCACCCGCCAATGTTGGCGTTAAGCGGTGCGTGTCCGGAAACGACAACATGATAGTCTTCAGGGACATTATTTAATGCGACGGTAGCGAGCCAAGTTAGTTGCTCTTGTCTAATTGTGTGGCTAAGCCACCGAGCATACTTCAGTGAACCATTCTTGTCAAATAAATCTTCATTGACATCACTCGTGTTCAGCGTAATAAATCTGATTTTCTTCTTGGGATAATCTTTGTAAAAGTAAAGACTGTCACCATTACGGGTCTCACCCTGATTAGTCTCAGTCTGATACATCTGTCTAAACTCTGCGTCGTGCATGAATTGGTCACTGGTTAACGCTTGATTCGGTAATCTCCCACGTCGCGTAGAGCCGTCATCATGATTGCCTAGATTGATAAAGCGGTCAGCATTGCCCGTTGTAGGTTCATCAAGGTAAACGTCTACTAGCGTTTCGATGTCTTTTCTGTCGCCGTTTAAATCAATTAAATCGCTGTTAGTATTGTCGCCATTTAGTAACAGTAAATCGCTCACGTCGGCGAATGATAACAGATTTTTCAAGTGGTTTAATGACCGATAAGCTTCAGGCTTATTACGTGTTAACGTCTCCCAGTGAGTATCGTTCATTTGTGTAAACGTAAATAAATCACTGGTTAGATTGACTTTAACTCGATTAATTTCAGCCTGAAAATAATCTGGAGTATAGCCACCGACTACTAAGCTTTCATCAACAGGATTGTTGTTGTGCTCATTGTCTAATCGTTCCCCAAGGGTTTTATACGATGGCTTGTTAGAAGGCTTACGCGCACCAATCACTTCTGGTGCAGCTGTATCGCCACTATTTTTCGTGATTTCTGCCAGTACATTGTTAACGTTGTCGCTAGTATCCTGCACCTTCTTTTCAGACTCATCTTGTCGGCTAGCCGTATTAACGGCTGTCTCTTTAGCTTCGTTTGCCGTTACTGAACCAATTTCAAGTGATTGATACATTGCTTCCCGTGTATCGACACCTTTCTGCTTATGCTTAATCGAATCTGACCGTAGCTTTACCCGCGGGTCAGCCTTAGCTGGGTCGTAATCTTGCGGGAAGTTATTCGGGGTTGGGTCTCTGTAATCGACTTGATTTGCCACTATTTATTACCTCCTTCTAACGTAGTTATGCGTTTTTCAAAATCTTCATTTTTTGTTTTCTGCTGATTGTTAGTCATTAACTGATTAGCATTAGTTGTTTCTTGAGTTGTTTTAAATGTCTCTAAATCAAGCACGTTTTGACCGATTTCACCGAGGTTATTAATGATTGTAGTCGTTTGATTCTCTAGCTTGGTCAATTTGGCTATGATTGCTTTAAAATCCGCGTCGCCGATGTTCTCAATTAACTTGTCGTACTCGGTTTTGAGGCTAGATAGCTCTTTTTGGGCCGACGACAAGGCTTCATTGGTCGATTCCATTTCTTTCATAATTGTAACAATTCTAGCGGTTTGACTCGCAACTCTGCCTTTAATCTCATCGATTGCTTCGTTTTGCTTCTTAATAAGCACCTCGTAATCGGCTTGACCCAGCAACTTATCGCCAATCGATAACGTTGAGTTAAGTGGTTCGCAGATGTCTAACGACTGGCCAACAATCCGCAACCGTTCATTAATTCCCATTAGTGGATTAATCGTTTGGTGGTAATTGCCGCATTCAAAACTGTCGACCGTCATACCGGATAACAGACTCAAATCAATGGCAGTCACTTGGAACTGTTCTTTGATTTCTCGCTGACTATCAAGCGCTACCTGCCCTTTAGATTTTAGGATTGAAGCGACTTTAACATCGTCCCAAACCTCCGCATGAACAACGTAACCGATTTTCTGAATCATCGATTGCGATGATAGAACAGAGCTACCGTTATTGACAGACTCAATCGTCAATCTTGGTTGCGATATTTCAGAATCACCAGTTTCTTTCTCCGCCTCGGCTCTAGCGCCTAATGGTTTAATTACCGAATATGCCTCACTTGGATCAACAACTCGTTTCAAAGATAGCAAGTTGCTTGCTAAACGAATGTTTTGACCGCTTAATGTTGCAATCTCTGGCATGTAATCAAGATAAAGCCCGTCAGATTCATGTCTCACACGAATCTCACCGCCATACTTATCGATTAGCTTTTCTTTAATCGTGTCATACGTCGTTTTAGAATCGTCAATTGACTTATAGACATTATCCGACGGACTCGTAACGGTCACTTGGCCTAACTTCATACGCTTATATGAATCAACTTGCCTATTATGGACGTCAATCATATGGCTTAGAAACGTCTTTAAATCGTTGTTAGACAGTGCGTAATAGTCTTGAATGGAATCATGCAAGAAAGCCGTTAAACCTTCACAGGTGACCGATTTATCAAAGATACCGCTGCTATCCATTGAATCGGTTGTTGGCAATACACGTCCTTCAAAAAGCACCTTACCAAGCTTCGTATTAGTAACCTTAATGAATGTTGTTCGGTATTTAAAAGCGTTGTACTGTGGCGATTTAGGGCTGATATTGAAGGCGAAAGAATCAATCGAATCAACGTCTTTAGTTATCTTGGCGGATAGCAATTTTACGCTATTCATGTTTTCAGAATGAATAGTCGTTTCTTGCCCGTCCCAACCTTGGCGTACTGTAACGCGATACATCAAATCAACTCCTTATGCCAATTAAAACTTATCTTGCCATTACCCTTGATTGTCATGGTTGTCTCACCTTGATTAAGCACGAAATCAGGGCTTTCAATCGTACCTGCTGGGATTGTGTAATTTTGCCCATTAGTTGTAATTTCAAACGGTGCAGTTGCCACGATCTGTGGGTTAACTTGGTTCTGCCCAACATTGTAGAGCGTTACTGTTCGACTGCCTACGACTGTGTATTCGGTAATTTGAGCGATGTCTAATTCAAAATTAAACGCGTCCCAGATGTCATTACCCTCGGCGAGTTCGTGAATTCGGAATGGGTAGCATATGAACTCGACCGTAAACTTACCATGCCGGACGTACTCGTCCCATGAAGGTGCCTCTTGAACCTCGCCTAAGTAATAATACTCACTCATGACGTCATCTTTTAACTTAACCTTGTGATTAGCGCCCATAAGCCAGTTGACTGTCTTCGTCCACTGGGTATAAAGAGCGTCTTTGTCAAAGCGGTCACTTTCAATGATTAGAAACGTAAACTTGAGTTTACGCTCACCATAACTTTGACCACCATACATTTCTGATAAATCCAGAATTGTATTGCTGAAAGGTAGGTCTTGGATAATTTTATTTTTTGACGGGAAGCCGATTTCTTTTGGATTGATGACCGTCAAACCCAAGCTGTCCGATCGTAATCCATTGAATTCAATCCCGTATTTAGAATTTGCTGTCAACTGCCAATCCCCTACCTTTCATTTGGCTACGACGAGCCGTTTCTGTTGATCCATATGGTTCGTAAGCTGGTGCAAAACTTGAACCGTCGACGACCGCTACCGGTCTATTATTAGCAATCTTATTCAACACCTCTAACACCTTGTTATTCGACTCTTTAGCTGTCTGAACGGTCGTCGTTGCCGTATTGCTGTAATTGTTAACAACTGAGTTAGTTGGTGCTACGCCACGTCCAATGCCTGAAGCACTCTCTGCTGTTATGCCAGCAAAGCTAAGGCCCGCGGATAATCGATTGCTGTTAAGCGTATTGTTAATCCGTTTTAACGACTTATTGAATGCTGAATCTTCGATTGCCGGCATAGTGATCACTGCTGAATTGGCAATGCTTGATGTCAATGTGGCAATTGATTGTTTAACTTTGCCGAACTTGTCAACCAAACCGCTATTTAAACTATTCATGATGGCGTTACCAGCTGGAATTAAGAGCTTCTTATCATATCTGATTGGGCCTTTGTGATCCTTAATCCACGTTGCAATACCGCCAACGAATCCTTTTACCTTTTCAAATCCGCGCCTTAAGCCACCTAAAAAACCACCAATGATTGCTTCGCCAGCATCGACTAAGGAATCCGGAACGAAAACTCGAATCATCGCATCTAGCAGGTTAAGGGCAGCACCGCGAATTGCATCTTTGTGACTTCTAATGTTATCGGCAAACCCATTAATTAAAGTCGTAGCAGCAGTTAACAATCTGTTTTGAGCTTGCAATACACCTCTTACCATTGCGTCAACTAAATTCATCGCTGCATTAACAACACGGCCCAAATTCTGAGCAATCCCGTTAATGAAGGCAACAATAATGCTAACTGCGGCGCCGATCATGCTAGGTACTTTTTTAGCAATCCCGTTCAAGAACGCAACTAATAGATTAATACCTGCGTTTAGAATGCGCGGTAAATTAGCTGTTACAGAGTTTAAAAATGTCACAATCATATTAATAACGGCCGGGACAATATTCGGAATACGGCTTGTAATCCCATTAATGAACGTAAGTAATAAATTAATGCCTGCGTTTAAGATACCTGGAAGCTGTCCGGTTAGAGCTGTTAAAAACGTGACTATTACTTGTCCAACAGCCACGACAATCCCAGGCAATTGGGACGTAAGTCCTTGAATGAACGCGATTAAAATAGATGCACCACTTGCAATAAGAATTGGTAAAGCCGCTACCATCGCACCAGTAAAGGCTGTCACAATAGATAATGCTGACGCTGTAACCGTGGGGATCAACATGACAATCGCCAACGTAAACGCACCAATCAATTGAATGGCCGCGCCCGTTAAAGAAGGTATCCCTTGGGCAATCCCGCTAATTAATCCCGCGACGACCATAAGCCCACCTGAAACGATTTGTGGCAATGCTGCGGCAATCGCGGTTAAGATACCACCTAATAGTGTCCCGACGCTTTGACCTATTTGCGGAGCCGAAGCAGCAATCGTACTACTAAATGTTGCAAACCCCGCAATCATCGAAGTGATGCCATTTTGAATCATACCGTTACCCAGAACCAAGGATAATAATTTCAAAGCGCCAACAACCATGCCTATTGGGCTGAACAATGCCCCTAGAATCGGAATTAATAATTTTAGATTAAATATTTCCGGAGGGATTTTAAACTGTTTGAAGTTATCTGCAAAGCTTTTAATCACATCACTAACTTTAGCGATAATACTTGTCAATCCACCGCCAAGAACTTGACCGATTCCAGAAAACGCCTTTTTAAACGAATCAAAGCTTGGCAAGGCACTTTTTACCGTGCCAACGAGCTTGTCAATGAAGTTTCTAAACGTCTCACTCTTCTTGTAAACTTGAACAAGTGCAACTCCAACCATGACTAGTCCTGCAACAAAGAGAGCAAAGGGATTCGCCAATAAAGCAAGTTTGAGTATATTAAACGCTTGAGCAACGCCACTTATTACTTTGGCGATACCCGCCATAGTGCCAGCCACTGCAATGAAGCTGGCTAATCCAGCAGCTGCGACCTTTAATGCTGGTGCAATCACTTTTAACACTGCTATCATTGGTGTAAATACAGTCGAAAAACCTTTTCCAATAGCGCCAAAATTAATCGAATCGATTGCGTCTGTAAAAGAGCTGACCCAACCAATTACAACTTTTGAAGCCGAATCGAATGCTGGTTGCAACTTGTTAGTCAACGTTTCGACTAACCCGTCCATCGCTTCACCAACAGTTTTATACTGCGTAGCCATCTTGCCGAACGTGTCGTTAGTGCCAGCCTTTGCAATCGCATTAAAGAAGTCGTCCGTTTTAACTGATCCGTCTTGGATTTTTTTAACCAAGTCAGTTAAACTCATGCCCATTTCTTTAGCAACCGCAGCCATACCAGCCGGAGTTTGCTCGAGCATAATCTTGAAGTCTTCCCACGCTACTTTCGGTTTAGCGGCCATTTGCGTTGCTTGTTGACTCAATGATTTCATGGCTTGTTGTGGGTCTTCTGCGGCGGCTGCTAAGCCCCCGAACCCTTCAACAAGTTGAGTCGTATTCTTTGTGCCGACTGCGGCTAATTGAGCGTATGTTGAAGCCATGTCCGACGCTGAATAAATTGTTTCTTGGGCATAGCTTTGCAATTCTTTCTTAACCTTAGCAATCTCGGCGCTAGACTTACCAAAGCCCTTCATATTGCCTTCAAACGTCTGCCATGTTGCGCTAGACTCATTCAAACCTTTAACAATCTCACCAAGTCCGCTTGTCACAAAACTGAAGGCAGCGCTAGCAACTTTCACTAATCCAATTGAGGTGGCTAACTCCATGACGCCGACTTTAGCCGTGCCGGAATGCTTGGCGACACCATCTAAGTCGCCAGTTAAGCCGTTCGTTTTGCCACCCTTGCCGAGTTGCCCGAAAACGTTATCTAAGTCCTTGGCTGACTTAATCGCCTTATTGCCATCTGCTTCAATAGTGATTTTAACCGTTCCATCAGCCATACATATCCCCTCCTTCCTCGTCAGAACTACCTTTACCCTCTAAACTAAATTGTTGTTTGAGCTTCTTAATCCGGTTCTTTTCGTTCTTATCCTTGATTTCATTCAAGTTGGTTTTACGAATGTCAATAATCTGTCGCATAAGCGTGTTATCAGGTAAAGCATTGATTAGAGCGGAAAACTTCGCCCAATGCAACGACCCTTGTTGTTCGATTAAATCAATGCCATACGCCTGCATAAACGCTGCGTAAATGTATTTAGCGTCTAATAGAAAAGAGACAAGCTGAGGGCCATCTCTTTTGGGTTGGGGCATTGGGTCGCCGTTAAGGTCAACCGGTTGGTTTTCGATTGGTTCGCTGTTAATCTGCTCTATAATCTGTTTACCGATGTCAACCTGTGTTTCGAAATCAAGCGTATCAAGTAAATCACCGCCGTAATCGTGAAGCATTGTGCCTAGAAACACATACAGTCGGTCAGCTTCGCTCAATTCTTTATCTTCGAACGCCTCTAAAGCATTCATGACGTTGTCAAACGCCATGTAAATCAGGTATTCTTCACCGTTAATCGTCACGCGATCATCTAAGGGGTCGTTCAATTTGAACATCTAACCACCTCTATTTTTGTTTCTTTTTGTTCTTGATAAGTAAATCGGCTCTGCGTTTATTAGCTTTTTTCTGATTTTCAGCAACTTTACTTTCTAATTCTTCGGTCAGTCCGTCCGTTAAATCAGTTAACAACGGGATTAGTTTCAATAACCCTAATCCGGCTTCTGATAATTTGTTGTAAGTGCCTTCCCCAAATAATTCATCATAATTAGCTTTAACTAACTCAGTTGCGCCTTTAACAACTTCTCGGAATCCTTCAACGTCTTCATCATCAATCGGTTTATTTAAAGCGGGGTATTTAACATTCAATTCTTCTGCCTTAGCCTTGATTAAATCTGTTTTGTCCATCAAATCGGCAATTGATTCCGCGTCAGTTGAAACAAATAAAGAAACAATCTTATTTGTGCCATCTAATTGTTTGACCGCCACTTCTAGCGGAATGCCATCGACTTCTTGTTGAAATTTCAATACCATAATTAAAAACCTCCGTTAATTTTGTCTAAAAAAATAAAGCCCCGGCATAGTGCCAGGGCTCTAAAATGATTAAGCCCCTATTGAGCTGTGACGTTGCCGCCATCTTTGGTACCTGTAACTGCCACGGCTTCTGGGGCTGTTATTTTAACACTGACGGTGTCACTTCCGGTGTCCGGACATAATCTAAATGGCCTGAGAATTCTTCATAGTCTGTGGCATCGCCTGAACCGGCCTTAATTTCCATCGCAGCCGCAACGCCTTCAACCGTTGTCCCGTTCGTTTCGATAATCTTGTGCCATAATTTCCGGCCGTCGTCGGTAGTAACCCGCTTCATATCGGCGATAAGCTTTTGGGCTTTATCTTCTGGATCATAAGTGCCTTCAAAGTTCCACTTTTCAGAACGACCATTAAGGATTGTTCGGTTTGCACCATCACCTGCATAATCGCCATAATCGTCCGTATCTTCGTCAGAATCATCTTCAATTGTTGGGATCCATTTGGCTAATGGTAAATAATCTTCTTCTGCCGGTTTCTTATCATCACTTGTCCAAGGTGCGACAAAGTGCCGACGCTTTGCATTTTTTTGACGCATATAATCACTCCTATTTTTTAAATGTTGTTAAATCTGCCTGAACATCAAGCAGGTAAATAAAAAAGCCCTGTTCGTCTTGGTCCGACAAAAAAGGCTTGTTGCTTACTCGCAATTTTTGAAATTGAAAACTTGAATCGCTGCTGATTAATTCTTCAACCTGTTCAAGGTGCGTTTGAATCTGCCATAAGGTCGCATTGGCCTTCTGCTGGTCTTTAGTTTTGATGCCAATCTCATAGTTCAACGATTGGTCTTTAACGCCGTCGTAATACTCACGGATAACTTGTCCACCTGGCAACGCATAGAGGACTAAGCTGTCCTTAGCCGTTAAATAACCAAGCGTTAACTTCATTGGTAAATCTGGCAGACTATTAATGTTATCTTTTAATCGCTCCATAAAGTCCATTACAGCTTAGCCCCTTTCTTAAAAGCATCTACCCAACTGTTTAGGTAAATACCTTTAGCTTTCATGTCCCAACGTGGCCCAGTTCCGGGCGTTGTGTAGTTATGAATGCCAACACCATAGTACTGACGGCCAGCATAAGGCATTTCCCAAACAACAAATTGTCCACCAGAATCAACATGAGCTGAATTTCGCAAATCTCCTTCACGTCTCGGGACAAACTTATTTGAATCGGCCATAACCTGATTAGCTAGTGCGAATTGCCCACGCTTGAAATTAGCGGCTGATAACTTCTTGGTAACGCCACTCAAATCAACCTTAACTTTAATATCGCCCATTAAATCACCTTCAGTTCGACACTATAAGGTTTGTTGGTCTCTACTTCATGGTTGATAACATAATCTGTAACTAAATACTCACGACCGTTGTAAACCACCTTAGATTTAAGCCAATCATCATCAGGGACAAAATAATTACCAGTAAATCGGGCAAACAAAAAGACCGTTGCATTAGCTACGATCTCACGATTATTTCCTGTACCGGTATATTGTTTTGTTAAATCAACACGCACGTTGTCAAGCGTAATCGGGTCTGGATAAGTGGTATTCTGCCAATCGTCTTCAATAGCCTTGGCAATTGTAATAGAATCAACCAGCCAACTCACATCGATTAGTTCAGTCATAATAGATGCCTCGACTTAACAAGCCAGTGCCGCTTAGCTGATTAAGTGCTTCTAAACTAACAGCGCTTGTTTCTGCGTTGTTTGAACCGCCACTCGAACTATTAGACCCGAACGACTTAGAAACACTTGTACCCCCGATAGATTGCGATACAGAAGCCGGCTTGTTAGCCACATCATCGGCCGTCGAAACACCTTGTTTGTCCATGTAAATAATCTGGAAAGCAATTGCACGCTTGTAAGCTTTCTTTCTGAACTCCAAATCGCTTTCCAAATCGTGAAACTCGTAATAACGCCGTACTTTAATGTTTAATTGGATCTCTGCAAACGGGAGTAACTCCTCGAACTTGATGAAATCAAGTTTGAATCCCATCTTGGTAAACTCATCATAAGTCAGCATTTAACCGCCTACTTTCCTGTGATAGTTGCCCCATCTGCTGTTGGTGCCACTGACAACGTTGGGGCTGTTATTTTGACGCCGCACCGACTGTCCCAACAACCAACTTAGTATCGTCATAAACGTAAGCTGCATAATGTTCATCGGCTGTCATAATTGTTGTTTTTCGTGTAATATCGCGATCAGTTTCTACTTGCGCTCCACGTTTCATCACTAACTTAAGTGCTGGTGATGTTTGGCTAACTTTCACAAAGATAGCTTCTGTATCTGTTAATTTTTTAGAACGAACAATTTGAACGCCTAAAACGTCAAGATATGTGCCACTAATTAATTGATTTGCGCCCGCTTCTGAACCCATTTTCTTTTCGATTGCATCAGCACGAATTAAAGCGGCAGTTTTAGGGTTAACAATGAGTACAACTGTAGCGTCGTCTTCATCGCCAAATACATCTAATCCAGCTTGCACACCAGCAACATCCGCTGTCATCGTAACTTTTTGTGTACCTGTTTTAGATGCTGCTAAAAGGTCATCATCGACTTTGTTCGCAATCGAAATACCAAGTTGTTTAGCTGATTCGCCTGGAACATCGCCATAGCCACTTAAAGCAGCTTCGTCAGTAAATGATGTACCTTTACCAGCCTTTTTAATTTTAACTTCTTGGCTTTCAGTTCCAAGTTTATCCAATGGAATTGCTTCACCTTCGGCAATATCTGATGCGTCACCAATGTAAGTGAATTTGGGGAATTTTAATGTGTCGCCTGGACGGCCTTCTAATGTAGAATCAACTTGTGCTAATGGCGTAAAACGCAATGCCTTCTTTAATTCATATGAAACGATTGGTGCTAGTACCTCTGGATTTACTAAATCCGCTAATTTTGTAATTGAATCTGTCATATTTCTAATCTCCTTCTGTGATTGATTTGAAAGTATCTGGATCATTTCGAGCCAAATCTGTACGTTGTGCTAACGTCATTGAATCAAAAATTTCTTTCGTCACTTCTCCTTGTCCAGCTGGATTTGGATTATTTGATGTGACAATAGATGGTTTTGGCGCTTTTGGTTCTGCTGGCTGAAACAAGAAATCCTTATCCGTTTGAATAGCTTTTAATTGTTCGTCTAAGCCTGTTACCTTACCGTCTGCTAGTTTGATTGTGTCTTTGTCAATGAACGGTAATACAGCTTTGACGTCGCGAGCGCCCGCATCTTTTAAAGCTGATTCGATTGCATAATTCGTTTGCACTTCAGCCAACTTTGTTTGGCTGTCAGATTCCAATTGAGCTTTATCGTCTTGCAACTGTTTAATTTGAGCTTGTAACTCGGTGTTATCCGCGTTGTCCTTGCTTAAATCTTCTAATTGCTTGGCTGATTGGCTGACTTGTTCGGTCAAAGTTTCCTTTTCGGTGTTCAAAGTATTAATTTGAGCATTCAATCCGTTAACTGTTTGACCGTGCAAGGCCATAACCTTATCAATTGCTGAATCTTCCAACCCTAGTGCCTTTAATTCCTCACGTTTCATGCAAATACCTCCTACGTTGATTTTTAACGTGCCACGCGACACGAAAGTTTGCATAAAATAGACCTTTTAACGACATGTCTAGGTCGGGTTGTTATTTGACTACTTTTTCTCTCGAATAGTCGCGATGCAAGAACTCATTATCATTAATAAACTGACGTAAAGCCCCTTGCTGCTTTCTAATTAGCAATTTAAATCTCTCAGCGCCTTCTCGGTCGCCCAATTCGTTAGCAGTGTTCAACTTACGCTTACTATTGCGAATCGCGCGTTCAAGTTGGCGTTGTTTCTGTTGAACCTTACCATTCTCCTGTGCTTCAATCGGATCATATTGCTCTTGATGATTAGTATTAACGTCAGGAATGAACGGATATTTCATATGGTGACAATTAATACCGAAACAACCAGCTGGTTCTCCATACCCATGGTCATAGATTGACGGATAACGCTTATCGTACTTAGGACTGTCACTAGGCACATCATTAACAACTTTGCCTTGAATTGGTGCACACGCTGCACGACTTGCCGGGTGGCTGCTCATAACAAACGTATGAACGTCGTATTCGTGTGCCTGCTCCATTCTTGTTTCATTCATGACCCGATAAGTGGTTGACTCCATAACGGTGCGTGTATAAGCTTCAACACTCCAATGATGACCACCTTTATCGATTAAGCCAGACTTCAAACCCTTATCGACTAGCTCATACATAGCCTTATTAAGCGCCTGTTTAGCCGTTGTTGTCCCAGTGGCAACATTAGCCACCATGTTCTCTAAGATGGACTGATATGCCTTAGAAACGACTCCTTGACCTGCATTAGTCGTGATAAGTGTCTGATTGACGTAGTTGTCTAAGTCTAGGAACGTCTGCTTTAGCATGTTGCGTAGAATCATATCGACGTTAGAGCTGACCGGCTTCTTATCAACGCCCAATCCATTACTTAACGTCTTAGAAGTCGCGTCTGCAATGTCGTAGCCTGACTCTTTAATCATCTTTTCAAGAAGAGGCTTGCTAATCTTAGTCGCTTTAGAAACCAACTTAGCCGTTTCTTCGTTCAAAGCACCTAATTGGTTCAATCGGTCTAAATGCCAACTATACACGTTGAAATTGTCGCCATCTAAACCTTTAGTGTTGAGCCGCTTAATCAGCATCTTAATGATTTCATCTTCTAAAGCTAAATAAACACGTTGAATCTGACTAGAATAGATGTCTAGCTGTTTCATCACTCATCACCATCTTCAAAACTAGGGACGTTTGTCACGGCTGGTTCATTCGGCACCTCTGCGTTAATCTCTTTGATTAAGTCTTCCGCTTGGTCGTCGGTATATCCAAACACCTTCTTAATAGCAAGTTTAGTTGAGGCAAAGCCTGCTTGTTTAGCTTGAGTAAAGAAGTTTAGTTGTTGTTGCTTGTCGGTAACCACACCGTCATCGAAATCAATTGAAATGTCGCCCATAGTTGGGACTTCGCCAATATAAGCCCCGTAAGCCTTAGCCAATTCAAGAATGCTAATGATTAACTCTTTAATGGCACGATCAACCATAGTTAATTGACTGCTGCGAGTCTGTTGAGTCATGCTGTTTTCACTCACAACTTCGGTAGCAGTCTTTAATCCACCCTTAGCGTCGAATGAGAACGTGCCAGCAGTTAACCCGACCTGCATCTCTAACACTTGTAAGGCATTGTTTAATGCTTCAATATAAGCCTGTGACCGAATCTCGCTAGTCATGTCAGTAATCTTGAAGCCTTCCTCTGAATCGCCACGCATTTTTACGAATACGTTTTGATTGGAATCAAATACCTGCTTAGGTTGGCTCTTGCCACGCTCATCGATTGCTAAGCTGGTTAAATCTTCCGGCACGGCAACACGCCGTTGCCCCATCTTAATTTCCCAGTTGAATTGGTCGAATGTGTCGTTAATATGCTTCAAGGTTGATAACGCATTATCGCACACACCAATGCCCAAAGGACTGGTAATATTGCGATTATTAAATCCTTGCGGTTTCAAATAGATAAATACTGGTCGTGTGACCTCATTTAATATGGCTACTGGTGCAATATCCTTATAGGCTTCATAGCTAGCCAACGGCACTTGAATGCCGACAACTGATTTATTTTCAGACCGATATAATTCATTAGTAATCTGATAAGCACCATTAACCCATTCGTGGAACTCTAACAGTGTGTAATAGACAACCTTGTCATTTTCGATAGTCTGATTAACTGAAGCAATCGCGATTTCAGATACGTCATTTGTGTTGTTCCGCAATGGGTAAACAGTCGGCGCCTGGCACCATGACAATTTAATCTTGCCTTGACCAACATCGAAGTAAGGTCGGATAACTAATCCACCTAACGCCAAATCTGACTCTAAATAGCGCTCAAAATTCTTGTTAAAATCATTGTCGCTAAATGTCGCTTGAATAAACTCATTAGCATCTTCAAACTCATTATCGCCACCAACGTTGATGCGGCACTGTTCGTTATAAAGCAATGAAGCCATGCGCTTAGCGACGACCTTCATCATGTTAATCGACATATAAGGTCGTCTTTTTAGCTCATGCTCACTGTTGTAGTATTTAACGTCGTCGAACTTGCCCTCGAAATACTGCAATGATTTAGCAATTCTGTCATATTCCGACTGTTCGACGTTAATTTTCGGGTGATCTATAATCTTCGTTAAACTATTTACCATGCCTAGCTCTGCACCTGCCTTTCTAAATAAATTTTTAATCCGGTCAAACATTCAATCACCTACTTTTTGAGTCCTAATAGTCGCTTGTTGTCCATGCAGAAATACTGGAACGCATCACATGTATGGTCATTCTCTTTAATCACTTTCGGGTTGTCGCTCTCTAATGAGCTTTCGTCCCATCTATATTCACGATGCTGCGTGATAAAGATGTTATTGGACTTTTTACGCAAAATAAAAACCCGCCCTTGAGCGAGCAGGTCTTGCGGATAATCAATGTAAGTTGCTTTCTTTTCTGATTTATTAACGCCATGAAGCCGGGTCCCGTAATCGTTGTAATACTGGTTACGTAAGCCGCCTTCTGCTGAATCGACTGTACGCTTAATGATTGGCGCTTCTGGGAAATCACTAGCCGTTTGCTTAATAAACTCGTGTAATTCCTTTGCCAACTGGCTAGGCGCTTTCTTATTGGCTAAGCCAGCCGGTGAATAATAATAGGTGTCTAGTAAGATAACATTGCCCTTACCTGTAATACCCAAGCATAAGCATGTTGTCGCACTGGTTTGATTACCACTATCAATTGAGTAAGCTAACTCTGCCACATAGTCATCATCTGGCAACTCGTCAATCTCATGGAATAACGCCATGTTGTAGACGTTGTTGCCTAACCCGATGACCTCGCCTAAATAAAGCCAACGGTAATAATCATAGTCATTGCGCTTATAGCTCTCGATTAACTCTAATTGCTGTTTAGTTGTGAATCCCAACTCATCATCTAAGTAAGTTGACTTATCAATAAAGTAATCATGGTCGCCGGTCTTCTCGTCTACCCATTTATTAACCCAATCAAACGGGTTCTTAGGTGGATTATAAGAGTAAATGACTTGCACCTGATCCACACACTCAGATTTTTGCCGAATGAACGTCGGATTAGTCTGGTCGAACACTTCAGCATTCTTAAAGTTGGCAGCTTCTTCATACCACAACGCCATTAAGTCGCCGACTGTATTTGATTTAAGCCGCTCAGGATTATCGCCGCCATAGAAGTAGAATGTACTACCTGTTCTCTTATGGACAATCTTCATAGGCGACACGCTATAACGGAACTCTCTAATCATGCCAAGCTTACTGATTGCCCAGACGATTTGACCGTAAACCGAATCTCGCAAGTTAACTGCATTCTCTCGAACAACGACCACATTAACCTTATTTCCTTGTTGAGTATGCTTCTTAAACTTAACCAGCAATTTAATGCTGATAGTCGATGATTTAAACGAACCACGACCACCGTTTAGGATTAAATAAGGCGCCTTACTGTTCCAGAATGAAAAGAAGTGAGGTTGAACGATACTTGATAACTTAATCTTCTGGTATGTCGTCAACGATCATCACCTCGCTTGAACTATCAGTCATGTTCTTAGCTTCAGCAGCTTGAGCTTCCTTAATATCAGCCTCAGCTTCAATCTTTCTAATCTGCGCTTGAGTAAGCGGGTTTTCTGCTGGGTAACGTTTAAGAATCTCCTTAACCGCAGCAATGCGAGTCTTTAAATCAGCTTCCTTCTTTGACTCGTATATACCTTCAGGAGAGCTTACTATAACCGTTTCTTTCTCTTCGCCCTTAGCTATCTTGGTAAGCAATTCTAACGCGTCCTGAGCGCTCATAATACGCTTGTCGGCCATCTCGGTCATATGTTTATCAATATATTCTTTGATGTCAGGTTTTGTTAGGTTTTCACTCCCGACAGACCTAGCAGACTTCTTCGCATAACCCGCATCAATCGCTGACTGAGTAGCGTTACCAGTCTCAATGTATAAGTCGGCAAACTTCTGTTGTTTTACGCTTAATTTTGTCACATAACCACCACACTCCAATTTTTAATGTTTGCTTATTTATTTTCGGCTATCCGCTTATCCATAACGCGTTTAAGTCGTTCCCGTTCCTTCTTATCCTTGAGCCACTTCTCTAACCTAGCATCGGCTTTAGATTGCCAATCAGGTTCTTTCTTGTAGCTACCTTGATTCATGTAATACAATCGACAATCACCACCTTAATTTTATGCACTAAAAAAGCCATAACCAACTGGCTATGACTTGACTATTAATATCGCAGGTGTGGATTTGCACCACACAACACGTTACTGGGCTTACCGGCCCATTGCGTCTACCTATTCCGCCACTGCGATAAACATGCCCGCACCTAATTAAGTCCAACAAGGAATCTCCTTCCTCGCAGATTTATACGGGCTGGATATTTAACTATTCGATAATATCAATTTAACACATATATAGCCCCTGTGGTTGCACATTTGTTCCACATTTAATAAATTGCCAATTTCTTTGAAATGTCTTCAAATAGTCGCTTGCGGTCTCGGCTTAACTTTGCCTTGCTTACATGAAGTTTCTGAGCAACGCCATCTAGCGTAAGAGTTTGGTTAGATTTAAAGTAAAGCTCGTCACACATCTCGTTGACCACATTAGAGCGAGCGGCGCTTAAACAATCCCTGATTACAATCTGCTGTCTACGCATCTGATTGATATATCGGTCATCTTCGATTCTGATAAGCGTTGCTGTGGCGTGTTCCTGTTGCATAGGCGAGGAACCACCACCGATATTCTCGTCACTTTCAGTATGTGGATACCGGATTTCTTGTTCGCGCTCATATATATAATCGTCATAGTGTGGATAATCCCTTAGAATGTCTTCGATTCGATTAAATGTTGATCGTCTCACGGTTAGCCTCCTTCAACGTTTGAATTGTCGCCTGCGCGAATTCTAGTTCGTTTTTTAAGTCTGAATTGAAAGCAGACAACTTTTCCACCTGCTTTTTAAGTCTCTTGTTATCAGCCTTGAGTTGCTCGTAGTTGTCCATTGACTTCACCCCTTATTAAAACATAATATACGTGCCAACTGCTGTCCCGCATTGAATCAACTGCATTACTGCCAAATCATGATCTGCGCTGTCGCAGATAAACTCCTCATTTTCAAACTCACAAAAGTTGTTATGAGCGATAGCTTCACAGATAAGTTTAGCCTTATGCTGGTAAACCATTTCTATTTCATAGTAATAGTAACCACCATCGCTAAAGTGATCCCCATCGCGGTAGAAAATCATTTGGTCACCGCTATAATCTGTGGCGATTGTATCAATACGTGTTTTAGCCAGATTTAAAGCATTGACTAAATATTTTTCTGTATAGAAGTTCATTATTCAGCCTCCAAGTCTTCATTTTTAACAAACGATCCATTAATCATCTTGCCTTTGCGATATTTAATCTGTTTATAGGCTTCGTCTAAACTCATTTGATATCCGAGACCTAGTTGCATACATAGAATAATCAAAACAACTTGAATATCGCCCATCGAATCAATCACTTTATCCTGCTGACCTTTGTTATATGCAGCCGACAACTCGCCGACCTCTTCCATTAGTTTAATTAGCTGTTTGCTTGAGTTACTAGGTTTATCTAAACCACGCACTCTAGCCCATTGTTCTACTTCTGATACTATATTCATGTTTATCATTCCGACGCCTCCAACAATTCCTGATTTTCAAATTTATTTCCAATCACTTTAACAAAATAAGCACCAAGCGACCTCGACATAACGCCGTTTATATCAACGATAAATTGGTCTCTTGAATATATCACTTCTGCTTTTGCGCGTATTAAACCTACTTCGAACTCGACGACGTCGCCTTCATAAATATCCCTGCCATACATATCCTTCAAGCCGGTGTATTGCATGAGTTCGATTTGGTCGGTTAAGACATCTTCCATTTCATTTCCATACCGCAACCCCATAACGTCACCGTCACAAATTGCGTACCCTTCGCTGGGCATGAACGCTTTATTCTCTTTATCCCACGCTCTAAACTTAATCTCTCGCATGTTAATCCTCCTAATATTTAATTAAATCTTCATCGATAAGCATTGATTGATAAATTGTTTTCAAGCTGCGGCTGCCCCAATTAATCTCAAAGCAATCATTAACTAGCTTGATGCGATCAGGGCCGCTCAATGAATAGAAATAATCAGCTGCCATCTTGTGCAATCGCTCGCCTTTGTTCTTACGACCTCTCGTTTGTATGAAATACAACCAAGTGTGCATAAACTGCGTTCTTAACAGTAGCATCACAAACATTTCCGCCGATTGTTTTTCATCGACATGACTCGCTCTTGCACTACGATAGATAGCATTCATCCACTCTTCGCCATTGGTGATTGGTTTAATTTGCATGTTAATCCTCCTATATGAATTTCCAACAAACATTTTCTTCAACTGATTTCTTTACAAATTCAGCAAACTTTATAATTCCTGGTTCTCCTGAATTTAAAATAGCATCACTATGTTGCTGCATGTGTTTATTTAAGACTTCAATCTGTTCGGTGCCTAATTCCCCATCGCAATCCGAATGCAGGAAAAACTCTTTTAAGTTTTGAGCGTCTTCAATATCTTTATAATGCAGTCTGTAATTATCACTCATCACGTTACCAGTGAATTCCCCGAACTCAATTAGTTTTACTAATTTTTGTCTTAGTAATGTAAATTGAATATGTCCGATTGTATAATCTTTAACCCAAGCCTTCTCGCTTAGATGTTCATAACGTTCTGATAGTTGCTCAAACTCTTTTGTATCAGATTCGTATTTTGCATGGTTATTTCTGTAAGCAAAGTCGTTGCTACTCGGTCTTGAATATTGCTGGTATGGGTCTATCATTCCAATCTCTCTCGTTGCAATAATTGCTAATGACATTTTAAATTCTCCTAACAACTGCTAACGCGGTCTTTTTATTTGATTTACTTTTGAACTATTTCCATTTTGGCAACAGTTGTATTTTTTGCAACAATTCAATTAGTGGTTGTTTCCATTTTGGAAAGTACCACTGGTTATTACGGATAATGTAACAACCACTTACATTTGATTATTCGTTCATGTTTGACGATTATGCATTAATCTTCAAATGTTAATCATCTTCAATTCGTATAGCAACCAACGAATTACCTTTGTTTTTCTTCCAGTAAGCTGGCGCCGTCCAATACCAAATTGTTTTACGCAGGACGCCAAACTTATTGGCCAAATAGTCCGCAGTCCCAAGGTCTATGAATTGGTCGCCCTTGTAAACTGCATATTCAGCCATTTAATCACCCAGCTTTCTACCGCACATCGGGCAATAATTAATCTTAAAACTAGCGTGATGATATCTGCCACCATTAGCCTCATCATATTTGAATGACGCTAACATCTTGCGGCTTCCATCTATCTTAATTCTGGTACCTAAACCGGTATCGTGCTCGTTAAACAAATTTAGTGAACGCCTTTCAGCGTATAGATCAGCATTTAAATCATCGTTGCAATACTTACATTCAGTCATCATCCTTGCCCTCCTTGAGTGGTATTCCCAACGCGCAATAATAGACACACTGTCTCGCTATCGAAATTTCACAATACAATCTTCTATCACCCCTATATCTACGACGCATTTCAGCTAACTTGTCTACTGTTTGAAGCAGGTAGCGAATATCTTCCTTATTCATTCCCATCTACCTCCTCAACCGGCACCGCAAATGCCTTATAACGTGGGTCGATGGCTAGGATTTCGGGCATTGTGAACTTTACTTTGATCCTCATCACAGCATCTTTTTCATCAAAAAACACTTCTCCGTCGTCCTCATTCTGATTCAAAAAACAATGTGTCCGGTCTATTGGCATTATCACGTAATAAAGCTGTTCAGGTTCAGGCTCATAGCCGTATCGGACAGCGTCAATTAGTAGCCATTGATTGTCTGCATTTCCATCAATAAAAGTGCCTAATATGCTTGATTCTTCTTCTCGCCATTGATCGTACAGGCCTGATATTGTACCTACAGGCCAACTTTCATTACCATTTTCAGGCAAACCATAGTCTTGCAACGCATCGTACAAGCGTTTTGGCAACTTCACTTTTTCAGGCATATCTTCACTCTCCTGTGGTTTATATTCGACTGCTAAGGCTTCATAGATTTCATTTTCTTTTGTCAAATAAGTCCCGCTATATTCATCACAGATTACATAGAGCTTTCTGGCTGATTTATAATGTGGTGGCAAACGGTGCTTCATTGTAAAAGCATTACGATTTTCACGACTTACTTTCCAAATCGCTTTAATATTCGCTAGGTTCGGGATTGTTTCGATTTTTACGCCTTGATTGTCCTCATAATATGGCTTATCACAATACTCTAGAAGCATGTTTTCTCGCATCCGAACAACCGTTTCACATTCGTATCTGACAAATTTGTGTTCCTCAGTCGGTTTGCTACCGGAGCACCACTTATATCCCGCAGCTTCCGCCAATCGCATTAGCGCATCGTAGTCGGCTCGTGTTGGTGTTGCTATATATAAATCTGTCATCACTTAATCCTCCTAATGAATTGGTTCAGGCGTTAATTCAATAATGCTGTAACCTTTAATATCTTTGTTAAAATCTCGATAATGTTGAAATTGACTAACGCTAACCGCTAGAAACTTGGCAGCTTTTGTCATTGATCGGAATTTAAGCACCTTGCCATCTCGTGATAATCCGACCGGCACCACTCTATCCCTTTTACTGCCTTGTATTTCTAGCCCCTGTGCCTTAACAATTTTGTAAATGGCGCTGTCAGCGATACCTATGATTTTTGCTGTTTCAATCACGGTTTTTCCGCTAGTAATACAGGCGGTGACATCTTTAACCCGTTGACGTCGCATTTCTGGTGATATCCGCTTTGTATTCCTCTTGAATTTAATGCCTTGTTGATGCTGAATGTTGCTTAGCGTCGAGTTGCTAATGCCCATTTCGATTAAGCATTCTTGCCGATTCATGCCATTATTGAATAGTTGTCTAAGCTGTTTACCTAACCGTTCATGATAATGTACAAGTGTTTCATCCTGTTGCTTCACGGCATAATCGCGTACATAATATTTATCTTTTAGATCATCGGTGGTCGTCGGCGTCAAGGCTCTATCTAAATCACGCTTATTGATAATCGCCACTGGTTCGCTCGGATTAGCCTTTAAACGGTGCTGGTTAACCTCCGAACGATAATCAGCTTCATACAACACGGATTGCGTCTCCATGCCTAATAACACATACATATTAGTTACTTCCCTTCAATAATATTGACGGCATCTTCTGCGCTGCGTGCCACACCGTAAAGGAATGGCACATTTTTAAAATATTCTGCGAATCGTTTCTGATCGTCGCGAAGTCTGCCTTTTTCGTTTTTTACTTCAATTAAAATCGCCTTACCGTCTGAATGTCTGAATCCAGTTAAGTCTGGCCAGCCTTTAGGGAACAGTTGAATCACTGCTCCCGACTTTGAATAAGCTCGACCGGCATTACTTCTGGCAATCGTACAACCACGTTGACTGACAGCTAACATAATTTCATTTTGAATTTGATGTTCTGATTTCAAATAATCACTCCCACAGTTTTTTAGTGTAAGCAGGTGTAGGCACAGTGTAGGGTTACGCAATCGCTGTATCCCTTGGGACTGTAAGCCCTCAGCCTATTTTTTCTTATCTGGTGTATACTTCTAAAAACTCAAACCCTATATATATTATTTTTTATTTATTCTTATTAATATAAAATAAAGTAACCCTACACCATATAGTAAAAAGCCTGTGAAACACTAGTGTTACTAGGCGAATCATGTGAAACAAACCCTACACCACATAGGGCGAACCCTACACCTATTTCATAAAATCAAGTCTCGAATCAATCTTTATGCTTAATCCTTCATAGACGTTGCCGAATTTTGTCCGTTTACGATCAAACTTCTGCTGCATCTCTCTCCCAAACTTTGTGTTGGACATGCAATATTCGGAATTATCATCCGCCCATTGCTTGTAGACTTTATAAATCTCGCTCGCTTTAACCTCAAAGCCGGGGGCTGTTTCGCAGCAATCGCTAACGAATTGACTAATGACATCCATTTCAGCTCGGTAGCCCGTACTGGCATCTTTAATCACTTTAGGAAGCCCGAGGCCTTCGGTTTGCCATTTGAGGCATCCATCTACCGCCCAATTCATAATCCCGGTTGCTTCACGTTGTAACTTGTATTTAAGGTCTTTATCAACCTTATGATCCGGAATCTGAACTGAGAACGGAACAAGAATTAAACGCCGCCAGATACCATCATCAGTACCGCGAATAATAGGTTTGTGGTTAGTTGCAAGCCATAGTTTAAATTCTGGTTCAAACTCGAACTCTTGCCCATATAGTTTTCGGGCGGTGACTTTATCACCACCGGTTAACTGCTTAACTAAACCTTCATCCATTCGTAAGCCTTCGTTTGGTTCACTAGAAGTAACTAACCGTGCGCCCTTTAACCGGGCAATGTCTGAGTTAGGACCGCTAGCATTCTGCTTAACCATGATTGAGCTGGCTTGAATTGTCTTTGCGTAGCTCCCTAATACATTCGAAATAGTCTCAAGAAAGATTGATTTACCGTTTCGACCATTCCCGAATAGAATAAACATCACTTGCTCTTTAGTCGATCCAGTTAGTGAGTATCCAACAGCTTTTTGAATATAATTGATTAAATCTAAGTCGTTATCGAAGACTTGCTTTAAGAATGCCTCCCACTCTGGTGCGTCAACGGTGTCCGAATACTCCACGCTTGCTTCACGGCTAAACATTTTGATAATACTGTGGTTTTCCAGTTTGCCGCTGGCTAAATTTACATAACCGTTGCTGGCATTGAGTAGCATTTTATCTTTGTCAAACTCGTCTGGCATTACCGGAATTCGATGTTGCATTTCCTTCATAACAGCCGTCTTAGTCTTATTATTACGGGCTGACTTTAAGAATTTAGCCCACGCTTCTTCAATCTTTTCTGGGTCAACTTCTGGCGGTGCAACTACTTTTTCGTTTTTCATATTTTTAACAATTTCATCTAACAAACTGTGGACTTTACCAGAGTTATCAGCCTCCCAGTAGCTCCCGTTAAAAATATAGAAACAGTTGTCGATGTAGGAATACCGGACCTTATCGCCGAAGTGGTCTAAGAATCTATCAACTAATCCTGAATCATCCCATGATCGTGCTGGTAATTCTTTGTGGTTGTTAGTTAGGAATTTCAAATCATACTTTGGCAGTTCTCTCTGGGGCTCATAGACAGCCGTATTTTCGTTTATTGCCTTGTTAAGTGTTGCTACACCATAAGTTGTTTTGCCGTGCTTCTCGTCCCATTTATCACGCATTAAAGACGATTGCCGAAAGATACTATCCATCTTGCTAAAGTCGCGACCTGTCCAAAATGCTAGGTCGTTGGCAAAGGCTAAATCCGCCTCGGACTGTGAGCTATAAAACTGCTCCCAACCACCACCATAAAGCAGTAAGAATCGCTTGCCAGTTTTAGACTTTGAAGCCTTATCAATGATTTCTTGTTCGGACAAATTGACCGTTTGTGTTGGTTGATTGGTTGGCAGCTGTAAAACCTTGTCACGACCTAAATACTTCTCGTACAGGTATTTAAAGTTGCTTGGTTTAATCTCATTAATTCGTTTAAAGTTACCTGTCCGCTTGCCTGTCATGGCGAAGAATCGGCCAGCCTGATACATTTCAATGTTGCCTTTACGTCGGCGGTCACCAGGGATTTCACCTTTTACAATAATGTGAAGGCCCTCGCCTGACATCGAAGTCTCGGCGTACGACTCTGTGTGACTTAAGAAGTCGCTGACCACATTGTCATCATCGTCACCTTGTCGCCAGCGATGCAAATCGACCGCTACATGGTCAATGTCAATTCCTGCGTAGCCGTTAGCAAAGAAGAACCCTAGGCCATCAAGCTTAAATTCATCTAATGCTTTAAGTGCTGTTTCAAAATCGACCCAAGTCGTCGGATCATTACTTTTGGCGTCACTGCCATCAATGGCGGATTTCGGAAACTTATTAAACTTCTGTTTGGTTTCCTGCCATTCTCTCTTGTAAAGCCCCCATTGCTTAAGGGCTTTTAGCTCGTCCGGTATTAACTCGTAAGCCATTCATGTGTGCCTCCTAAATTAAAATGGTAAGTCGTCATCTGATACATCAAGCGTTGAATTGTTGCTTCCGGTAAATGGGTCAGCACCACTAGTCTCTTTGAATTGATGATTGCTTTGTGGGTATTCCGATTTACTAAAGTTCCAAGGTGCTACTCGGTTCACGTCACTAACATCGCCGTTATATTCGTTTTTATCTTTTTTGACGTACACTTTGGCAACTTTTCCGGTCAAGATATTTAAAAAGTCTTCGATAGAGTTAATCTGTGTTCCTTCTGGCACTCCGATTGCATCAAGAATGTATTGGAACCCTTGCATGTCATATTGATTAGTTGCTTTACGCTTCCAGTTGTCCATAAATACATGTCGATTGTGGTATTTCTTATTGGTTTCAGCCAATGAAGGCACACCATCTAAGTCGTTCCGAACGATCAAATCTAATTGCAATGATTCAGCACCGTTTTTAGTCGCTGTTTCTTGCGTTTTCGCGATAATCATTTCGTAGTTACCTGTTGGTAAAACACCGTAATCGTTTGATTTGTTCTCTTTGTAATCTGTTGTTAAAAATGCCATTGTTATTTCGCTCCTTTAATTAATCCTTTATTTTTTGCTTGGAAATAAATCCAGCCTTGCTTGTACCCACGGGCTTTTGCGTAAGCCTTTAGCTCTTCATAACTTTTTAATTCACTTATTTTTTTAGTCACAATATAATCAGCTTGCAGCCGAAAGTTGCTTTCAATCTTCTCAATGCGCGCTGTCTCATCGACTTTAATTTCAGTCTGAACTATTTCAACTTCATGCCCACATAATGGACAGTTTTTTGATTGCGCTGGGATCACCGCGAAACAAAACGCACATTGTTTAATTGGTGTCTCAACCGCGGTGTTAGTTGATTTCTTTTTCTTCTCGCGGTCTGCTAACGTCCATTTATGTGGCGTATTTGGCAAACCAAATCGCGTGTAATTAGCCACATGATCAATAATCGTGGCTTGCTTGCCTGGCTTAAATCGCATACACCGCATTGATTGTTGAATGAACAATACTAGCGATTCGGTGGGGCGTAGCATGATGACGCAGCTGCAATCGGGTACGTTATACCCCTCACTAATCAGGTCGCAATTACTTAACACCTTTAACGTTCCTTTTTTGAAATCGGTCATTATCTTGTCACGCTCTCTTTGTGGTGTTTTAGAATCGCAATGCGCGGCGTTAATACCTGCATCCCTAAACTGCTTGGCAATCTGCTTACTAAAGGCAATACTATGGGCATAAACAATCGCTTGTTGCCCGTCTACCTTGTCCCGATAGGTCTTAACCACATCACCATAAATTGTGTGGCCAACAGCTTCATCAATAGACTTATTAGAGTAATCACCTGTGCTGCTCTTACTTAATTTACTTTCATCAATTAAATTGACTGAGTAATAATCAAACGGCGCTAAGTAATGATTATCAATCAGCCATTGCACGTCTGGGCCTTCAATCATCGCATCATAGACATCCCCCAAACCTTTGCCGTTTAGTCGCCATGGTGTCGCGCTAAAACCTAAACGTGGCACATTTGCATAGTGTTCATAAATATCACGGTAAGTTTTGGCTAAACTGTGATGCGTTTCATCTGTAATGATTAAATTTGGCACTGGCAAGCTGTCTAAGCGATTTCGAATCTTGCCGACAGTCATTACAGTACATAGATTTAAATCGACTGAGTTAGCCTTAAACGACTCCATAATCTGATTGATTAATTCCTGTCGGTGAACCATAAACATTACCCGTCCACCTTTTAAAGTTGTCAGTCTGGCAATCTCCGCGATCACCACAGATTTACCACTACCTGCCGGGCTAACCAGCAAGCATGACTTATTACCCTTCCTTAGCTCCTGTCGTGCTTGTTCCACTAGCTTGATTTGATACGGGTGTAGTTGGTACATCTGATTCACCCCAATCGAATAGGGTTTCAATTGGACTAGCTTTCCGGCTATCTAAGCGATTTTTGGCAAAAATACCGTCATCGCCTTCTAAAATAACGCCCCGTTTTTGTGTGTCCGGATTAAGCATCATGCGCCCCACAACATCAGTCAGCCCCATAAATGTGCTACGAACACTAGCCCTTAGTTGTGGTGAATACTGGTTAAATTGTTGACCAGTCATTGACGTGATTTCATATTGATCTTCCCAAGCAGTCACAAGAATGTTGACTGGTAATTTATAGAACGCGTCGATCACACGGATAAAGTAGTTAGTCCAGCCGGAATAGTCTTGCAGCTCGTTACGAATGCCACTCTTAGAGTTGCGCCCTTGTTCGATAAACCATGACTTTTCTAATGATGAAACATTGTCTAATACTAGGTTCGAATAGCCGTCTAATTCTTTGGGTAACTCGGTTAACAAACGGTTGAGCTCTTTGGACGGATTAGCCTTATCAAACTCTTCGGCGTCAATATTGGTACCACTCAATACCTTTTCAGAGTTGTCAAACGGAACCACCAAGGTTTTACCTTTTAGAAATCTTGCTGCGCTAGTCTTACCGATACCAGGCTTGCCGTAAATCATGACCCTAAATAAATCAGTCTTATTGGTATCTTTTAATGAATGAATTGCCATCTAATTACCCCCATTCGATTCTGGTTTCTCGCGTTAATTTCGCACCTGTAACTGGCTTACCGGCTTTTAAGTCAGCTTTCAACTTAGTCTTATCAAGCTCATATTTTTGTCTGAAATAAAACGCCGGAATATTTTTTTCATCAATTACATCTGCCTTTTCTGGATTATTTTTAATCCGTACCGGCATAATTGGATCGTCAATCTTCTTGATGTCAGCTGTTTCCATTGCATACATAGCGCGTTGTTTGATTGCAAGGATTGCTTTTTTAGTTCTTTTGTTACGTTCAGATAACTGTTTAATTGCTTCTGCTCGTGCTTCCACATCAGCTTCAAGGTTTTTAACCACATAGCCTGAATTAATAGCCTTAGATTCTAAATCGGCTTTAATTGCGTCGAATGTGTCTGCTGCTTGTGTTTCATCGATTTCGCCACTCTCAACTAATTGTTGAAGCTGCGCGAAGTCGCCTGTTAATTTATAGATGCTAGCCATGTTGTGCCTCCAGTGTTATAATTTGTGTATAAACTGTTTTATTTGTGCGTTAATCGTTGTCGCGATTAGCGCTTTTTTTATGCTCAGTCAACCGCATCACCTCCCATAGTTAGGAGGAAGTCACGCTCATCTCCGTCGCAGATAATGTAACCGTCATACGTCATGCGTGAATCTGATTCGAATACTTCACGACCTGCGTAGTCATAGCCGATTAATTTATTTTCATTCTCTGTGGGCGTTAAACGATCGCGTTCGTTTTGGTTACTAAAGTTGTCTTTTTGCATTTCGATTCGCCTCCTTCCAATAGAAGATGTCTAGGATTACCACGCAGATAAAGGCACCAATTAATAGCTCTAGCCATATCATTTTTCTTTTTCTCCAAAAAATTCCTTATGATTCAATCCCACATAAGTGGCAAATGATCCGATAATTAATAGTGTCACTGGCATTACCATGATTTTTGGTAAATAAAGCCCCAACATAATGCTGCTAATACAGGTCATATATAGATTCTTGTTCATCTTGCTATCTCCTTCATAATTCTTGCGAAGTTATTTCGCATAAATTTGATAAATCCTAGCGATTCGATGCGATACTTTGAACCGTCGTACGGATAATAGACGCAGCCACCAGACTCTATATCAAGTTGCGACTGAAATGCCTTTAAGATTTTATACATATCCTTCTTAGTTAAACCGGCTATTTCAGTCGCTTTATTAACGTTCCAGATGACACGCTTATCAGCTTCGAGTTGCTCACGCTTCTCGGTCTCGATAATCTCGTAGCCTTCCGGCAATGTGATCGGAACCGTTACGGTTAATTGGTTCATGGTTCGACCTCCTTTATGCTAGTTGTGTTTTCTTGTTACCATTTTGGTAACTTCGAGGTAAAAAAATATCGCTCATATCTTCATCGAAGTAGTTCGCGATGATAAACATTTCATCAGCGTCAAAAGCATACTCACCTCGTTCCTTACGAGAATATGTTGTAGACGTTGTTCCAATAAGTTTTCCCATGTCCTCTTGAGACAAATTGAATGACTTTCTAAGTCCTAATAGTTTTGTTTGCATTTTATCACCTCTCTTTCAATACACTTATCTTAGCACCAATTTGGTAACATGTAAACATTTTTGTGCTTTTTTTGATAAAAAAGTTCCATTTTGGTAATTTTTGTGCTATCATAATTTTGTTGAATAAATAGGAAGTTAGTTTTCGGAGGAATAGAAAATTGGATACAAATAAATTTGTTGGTTCTAAAATTAAAGAGTTTCGTGAAGCTCGCGGATGGACACAAGACCAACTTGCCGAAAAATTAAATACAACTCGCCAAACAATTAGCCGTTATGAATCAGGCACACGGAAAACTAACCAAGACGTTCTTTTTGATTTATCAGTTTTGTTTAATGTAAAAATTGATAGTTTCTTTCCAGAACGTGAATCAAAATCCGTTGCCTCGCAAAAGAATATCGGGCTTCTAGCGGCACATATTGATGATAATGTTTCGGACGAAGAAATGGCACAGATTATTAATTATATTGACCTTGTTAGAAAAGCTAATAATCGAGATTAATTCCAAGGAGAAAATTATATGGATAAACTTGATAGTTTTGTTAAGAACTCTAAATATACTGTTATTTTTGATAGTCGAATGCCGAGTGGACTAGCTGGTCTCTGTGTAGACGACACTATTTTAATAAACGAAACTAATAATCGTAAAAAAAAGCTACAAACTCTAGCCGAAGAAATCGCTCACCAAGAAACAACTGTTGGCGATATCGCTGGGCAAACTACAATTGAACAACGTCAACAAGAAATTAGAGCTAGACGAATGGCTGTAAGAAGTCTTGCCACACTCGATGATTTGATAGCATATAACGCCTTAGGTATCGATTCGATATATGAAGCTGCTGAATTGTCTGACGTAACGGTAGATTTTTTACAAAACGCATTGGAAAGCTATCGAGAAAAGCGCGGGGACATATTCACTTATAAAGGATTCGTCTTCAACCTTACTCACGGCTTAGAAATTCATAAGGTACATTAAAAAAAGCCCTATCGAATCGTGGGGATTCAATAGAGCCAATATATAAAGTTGCCCGAAAGCAACAACCATAAATACAGTGTAACATATTTGGAGGGATATTTGTGAGTGTATTTTTTTCATTAATTTTTATTGTATCGGGGTTTGGAATTTGGTTTTTTTGGAAGAAAAGACCAGATAAAATTAAATTAATTGGGAGTGTCGTCCTACTTGTTCTGTCAGCAATCATTGTATCAGCTACTTCTGGGAGTGGCGATAGTTCATCACACGCAAAAAAACAAGATGAAAATTCTAGTTCTACAAAAAAACTAACTAAGTTAGAGAAAGCCAAAACTAATGTTGATGCTTTGTTTGCTAACTCTAAGCACACAAAATTACTTGATGGCACAACTAAATCAGGTATTGAATCTGTTAAAAAGGAAGTTAACGATTTAGCGAAGTCAGACAAGCAGAATCAATTAAAAAAAGACGTACTTACCGCCGAGAGACTTTGGCCTACTTTTGAGCAAGAAAGTATTAAGAAGGAATCGGAAAAAGTCGCAAAATCTACAAGTGAGTCGGCAGCCAAAGCAGAAAAAGCTGCAAGTAAATCGGCGTCTTACGCAGCTAAAAAAGCCGCAGAAGAATCTGAAATAAAAGCTACTTCAGAATCAATCGCACGTGCAAATTCTGAATCGCAAGCTAAGGAAGCTGCTGAAAAGGCTGCTGAAAAGAACCCTGATTCTTACAAGTCAGGAATTACCTATGATCAAGTTGCTAGAAATCCTGATGATTATTTAGGTAAAAAGATTAACTTCACAGGGCGCGTTTTGCAGGTCATGGAATCTGGAAGCAAAGTGCAACTTAGATTAGGTGTTGACGGAAATTACGACAACGTTATCCTTGTTGAAGCTAACACTTCTGCTTTAAACGGCGGTCGCGTCCTTGAAGATGATTTAGTAACCGCTGCTGGTTACAGCGCTGGTATTATGAGCTATAAATCAACTATAGGCGGAAAAATTTCAATCCCAAGTATGGATGCAAAAATCATCAGTGATCAGGGTGCTGCATCAGATGATTACGGTTATTGATAATAATACTAAGTAATCATTTCTGTTCAACCATCGGACAAGCCGACAGCAAGTGCAAGCCTTGCTGGTTGATTTGCAATAAAAAAAAGGCACATCCCCTCCCGCCAAGAAGTAAGATGTGCCTAACAAAAAAAGGTACGCATTAGCGCACGCTATTTGTGTACCCTATTTTACCAGAATAGGAGGATATTACAATGGCACAAATTTTTAAACGTAATGGTACTTGGGGCTATCGGGTTTCAATTGATAGGACTCACAACAAACAAAAGAGTGGTTTCAAGAAAAAATCAGATGCCATAGCAGCTGCGCAAGAACTTGAACTAATGAAAAATGCCGGAACCCTGGTTACTGTCACAGATGCAACTTTTGCTGGTTACTTCGAGAAATGGGCTAAGACCTATAAGATTGGGCGTTTACATCAAACAACCGAATCAAAATATAAAGTGGCCATCAAGCTGGTTGAAACGAATTTCGGAAACGTTAAATTAAGGAATGTTAAGTCTGCTGATTATCAGAGGATGTTAGATCAATACGCTGAAACGCACGTCAAGGACAGCACGCGATTGCTTAACAGCTATTTTAGAAATGCCGTCAAGTATGCTATTAATGACGGCCTACTCACACGTGATTTCACATTTGGCGCATTAATTACTGGTTTAGAATCCAAAGATAGTAGCTTGAAGTTTTTAGAATACGACGAAGCAGAACGATTAAAAAAATTATGTATCGAAACCGGCTCTTTCATGTCGATAAGTAGAATCGAAATACTATTTGGACTGCTTACAGGCTGCAGATACGGTGAAGTTGCCGGCCTAACATGGGACTGCGTTGATTTCGTTAATCAAACTGTAACGATTAATAAAGCCTATGACTATAAAGGTCGAAGCGGTTTTACCAAGACAAAAACCATCACTTCAAATCGCACTATATCAATAACGCCAGCCTTATCTAAAGTTTTAAAATCACTCCACGCCCAGCAAAGCAGCCAATTTTTGAAGCAACAATTTAAAAACAAGGATCAGTTTGTATTTATGACAAATCGACACGAAGTCCCGAGTGATACCGCGGTGAACAAGACGCTCAAAAAAATGCTTACAGAACTAAAAACAAAAAATATAATCACTTTTCACGGATTGCGCCACACACACGCTTCAATGTTGATTGCTAATGGTGTTTCAATTGACTACATTTCCGAGCGGCTTGGTCACGCAAACACAAGCGTTACTTATGAAGTCTATACGCATTTGCTTCAAACAAGCAGAGAGCGCGAAGACGAAAAAGCTATCAATATTCTAAGTGCATTATAGTAATTCTTGTGCAGATTTCGTGCAGAAAACGCAGAATTTATGCAGAATATTAAAAATAGAATCACTATAGTTTTGAATGCGAAAATAGCTTTAAATGCTATCAAATCAACGTTACCCGCCATTTAAAAAGACGGTTTAACGATAGTATATATATGGTCATAACTCCCGGGTGGCGCATAGATAGCCATTGATAAGTCGTTATGGGAATGCTTAGGCATTGTTATAACGGCTTTTTTGTTTCTCTAAATATGATTATAAATCACTATTATTGAAAAAAAGACATTCAAATAGACATTCAACAAAAATAAACGCACGGGGCATATACATAACTTACAGTAGGCGGTCATATTAATGGCCGTCTTTTAATTTGGGCTAGTGCTCATGCTAAGTCATTAAATTAGATCATTCAACGACCTAGATTAAACATAGGCCATAGCAACTACCAGTTTTTTATGTCATAAATTGCAACTGTATTTATTAAATAGGTCTGTCCAATTTTGGACATCCCTTTTTAGCCTAACAGGACGATACGTTACAGTAGCTTGTTTCATATCCGCCAAGTTGTCGGGTATAGAAAATCCATCACATACACCACCGCCCTGATTCAGTGCACAGGTTCTAAACTACCATTTCGGTACCCCAGGTTAAGACCTCCCATCTCCCCAAAAATGGGGGTCGGCCGAAAATTCGGCCCTACTCAAAATGGTTGATTCAAATAGTCTGCGAAAAATTGTGCAACCTCATTTAGAGATTTTAGAGCCCCTAAAGATACAACGGAAAATTCCATGCTACTCAAAACATTTGATACAAACGCTTTTCTCCAATTTCGGAGAAAGTCCAAAAAAAACTGGTGTCATCTGCTCAAACTTGAGCCAATCTATATCTAAGTTAATACTGCGCTGACTTTTCAGCTAAGTTGACCCACGAGGAGGCTAAGCGCATCCCACTAGAAACATATGTCCAAAATTGGCCACATCTAAAATTAACTAGAGCGGAATTTTCCGCTGTACTGTTTCTATAATTGGCTAAGTATCTGACGCACCATATCAGTGCATTAGATGCTGTTGCAATATACTAACTCATCTTTAAGGAGTCATCAATTCGGTGACTCCTTCTTTTCGTGCTTGCGACAAGAGAAATGCTGAAGTGGTTCCTAGATATTCGGCCACTTCCTGAAGCGCGTCAGCGCCTGGCGTTGACTCGTCCCACTTACTAATCTTGCCTGGAACAAAATTCAGATCGCGTTCGATTCGATAAATGGAAACGTTACGATCATTTGAAATTGATTTGAGTGCTGAATAAATCGACATTGATAATCACCCCCTTAACGCAAAAAATTAATATATTTAGTTGACGTCTAATTTGGTCGCGTTATTGCGACTTTTTTTCTTCCCAAAAGAATAGTAAACACAGACTGTTATAGGTATAATAAAATACGGTTACAAAAAATGAAAAGTAGCCCGTGCGGATTATCAGTCAAGGAGTGTTTTATATCACTAAAATTAGAGCTTTTTTAAAAAAAGAATTTTGGGTTTATTTCACGTTTATTATTCTAGCAATGATTTTTACAGCACCACTTTTTAAAACTACACAGGTTATAACATCGGGTGATGATTATTTATTTCACTTATCCCGTACATATAGTCTATATAATAGTATTACGAGTCACCATTTAATTACGGGGTTAGATTATCAATCTTTTTTTGAGAGAGGGACTGCGTTCAATATATTTTATCCATACGTAGCTACAACTCTTCCGGTTGTCATTTTTAAGATAATCACTAAAAGCTGGGTAATTGCTTTTGGATTATTTTATGCAATTTCAACGTTTATAACGCTATCTCTAACTTATAAATCTAGTAAATATCTAACGAAAAATAAGGTACAAGCGTATCTTTTTGCTCTTTTATATAGTTTTGCTTTCTATAGAATCATGGATGGATATTGGCGATTTGATATCGGCGAATATATGGCACTCAGTTTTATTCCATTTGTACTGATGACACTTGAAATTATGCTTCAAAAAAAGGATTATTCGAAATGGTATTGGTTAGCCATTGGGATGACTGGGATTATTTATTCGCATTTACTGACAGCTGTATTAATTTGTGGAGTCATGGTTGCTAGAATGTTTATCGGTTGGTTTAGTGTAAAAAAAGGCTTTATTATCGGTATATTAAAAGCAGTAGGATTGACAATCTTATTCTCTATGTATCAAATCATTACTATCGGCGAACAAATGCTGCATATAAAATTGGAAACAGTTGATAGAATTGACTTATCCGCACATGTTCCTAGTGTTACAGACTATTTAACAAATAGTGCCAATAACCAACCGACATATTACACGGCTGGATTACTTGTGATTATCATGGGTGTAATCGCAATTGGGAATATGTCCAAATTACGTGATGGAGGAGTGCAGGTGAAATCTGCGCTACTAATGGGCGCAGGCATACTAATGGTAACTACGGCTTCATTTCCGTGGGCATTACTGAATGGTACACCGCTGGACATTATTCAATTTCCATTTAGATTAACATCATATACGACCGTATACTTAATATTCGCAGGTACTTTCGCATTATCCAATGCACTTGAAGCAAAGGAATTTGGCAAGTATAATATTGCAGCCATTCTTGTACTAATTGTGGCGGTTATGAGTATGTTTACTATGATTACAAAGCAAGTAACGGATCGTGCAAATCCACAGGGAGCCCCAGATGTGAAATTTGATATAACACGTTTTAGAGATTCACCTGTGAACGATTACAGACCGGTTAATACACCAAAATTGGGAGATACAATTTCAAAGAAACAGTTTGCAATTAATCATGGAAAATATACTAATAAAATTAAATTAACGGCACAAAAGGATCAACTGGCTTTTAATTACAAAACGAATGGTACGAAAACCATAGTAGATATCCCAGTCGTTGATTATAAGGGTGTGGTTGTTAAAGATAACGGAAAGCCCTTATCTGTAAACCGAACAAAGCGGGGGACTTTAGAAGTAACGTTGAAGAGCAAGCGAGATCATAACGTTACTGTTTGCTATAAAGCAAGTAAATTTAGAGTTGCTTCGCTAATTGTATCGATTCTATCAATAATAATATTTTCTGGTTTTAGTGTCTCTAAGTGGTTCGTGTATCACTAATTATTAGCCGTCAGCAATCATATTTTAAACGATACCAATCTATGTATAGCCCTCAAACGAGGGCTTTTTTTGTGCTTATGTTAGTCAAACGACACCCAGACATTATTGGCTGTGCCGACTGGATGGACCGGCATCCATACTGAATCACCGTTGTTGGTTGTCCAGTGACACCAAACATAACCGTCACGGATAGCGACACGATCATAGTAAAGGAGTCATCAATTCGGTGACTCCTTCTTTAGGGCCTCTAAAATCTCTAATTAAATTAATGTTAGGTTTTGTTAGGTTTTATGTCCAACAAAAGCCAACATTATTCATTCTCTTTAGGGTGTCTGATTTGTACGGATAGAAATAAAAAAGGGCATTTTGTCTACTTTTGTCTAGTTATATTTAACACCAAAGGCTACTACCACGGGTTTAAAGCTAATTCACGTAGGTTTACATTGGATAAACCAATAATGGCTTGTCCTATTCAATTACTAATCCATAAACTAGCCTGCGAAATTTTGCGCAACCTACTTATAAACAAGCAACTCTTGATTATTATAACTTTCGGCAAAAGCTAATAACGCCCTATTCTTAAACCGATTATAACTAGACCTGCTATACCCCATCGTATCCGCTATATATTGCCTTGTTTTATGACTACCGTCTAAGTAACACATATTAATAATGGATGCTTGCGTGTCTTCCATTTCTCCTACAATCGCTTGAATACACTTTAAATCACGCTTATCCTGCTCATGTAAGGGATGACTAGTATTTACCGTGGCTAGCCGTCTAATCGTGCCATAGCTCTTTAACAGCTTTCTGGCGTTTTTGATACTTGCTTGTTGGTTTATTCGGTCAATGATCATAATGCTTCACTCCTTAAGTATTAATTCAATTTTGATGGCATCCTAAATCAGGACTGCATCCCCGTTATCAATGCTCCTTGAATATTAATAAGCCTTCACTAGGGTAGGACTCGGCAAACTCTAGCAAAGCCTGCTTCTTATGCTTCTTGAATGATGATGCTGTTATACCTAGTTCACCGCAGATATAAGCCATGGTTAATTTACCAGCACTTAAATACTGCATCTTTAGCAATTCCCTGTTAATTACCGTTAACTTACTTAAAGCCACGTCTATGTATTCTAGGGTCTGCCGTGCCTCGAGTGTTTTAACCGCCCGTTTCTCGGTTGCGTTCCCACCGCTAAAAGACTTTGGTGTATGACTGTAAGAAGGACTTCTTAAACTGCTGGTACTTATTACAACGTGCTTTAAACGCCAATATTGCGTTAATAACTCATCTGCTTGCTGTCTACTCTTATCCTCGTCAATATCAAAATCAAACAGTTTACTCACATCCCAACTCTAAGTTTTTCTAAGTTCTTCCAATATTAAAAAGGGACGCACCACCGCTATTTACTAGCAGTAACGCATCCCTTTGGTTTTCCAATCAGGTATTAAACTAGTTTAGTCTTGTCGGTTCGTTCAATGAACACCACTTTACCATTTTGAGTTGTGACGGTTAGGCTTCCATAACTTGGTAACTGATATTCTTTGCTTTGCTGTTGATCCGTAATAATAATTTTGACCATCATATCACCTCTAAATATCAATCTGCTTTAATGCTGTCAGTCTTTCGTTCATATGCCTTGTACGACTCTCTAGTGGCGTGATAGCCTCTGCCAGTTCATCTTTACTGGTGGCAATGAAATAGCCGTGCTTGCCTTCTTGTCTAAGTCCTCCGATAGGCACGGCATACTTAGTCACCAGTAAATTGATGCAACTGTAAACATCTCTCGTCGGAATACCTGTCTTTAGTTTAATTTCTTTGGCAGTTACTGGTCTTTCAATTCCTTCAGGGATCGCACTATAAACTAATTGCAATCGTTTGTTAGTAAAATTAATCATTGGTGCTAACCACTCCTTTACTTAGAACCTAGGTTTTATCAGGTTATTAACCAACCCCCCTTTTTTTAGGGGGCCAAGCGTTCATATAGCACGCTCAACGCACATCTCTTTTTTTTACATAAAATTCCCTAAATCGGAAATTCTTATCCAAGTTGATAGGCCCGCGAAATGCTACGTTCGGATATATTAAACGTCCAATTTATTTCTTTTTCGTTCTTAATCTGATAACCAGCTATTAACATCGCGCCTTTCATTGCACCATTTAATACATAAAAGCCAAGTGGTGTACGTTCAAAAATATGTTTAATCTCGTATGATGACCGATTGCCACTGAAAGTTTTAATCGGTTTTAGCGTTGTTAGCACCCAATTAACGAGTACTGCTTGTTCATCTGCTGATAATTCATTGAATAATTTAGGCGTGTTAGTTTCTTCAAATTCATGTCCCACCACTGGGAAGTCCCGTTCTAATAGGGATTGTCTATCCTTGATCCAATTAATCAAAGACTTGCGTTTATCGATATAATTATTTTTCACGCGGTTTTCCCCTTTCAATTAAACGTACTTGCGACCAAGGTTTGGACTAACAAAATAGCCTTAGTCCCTTACTGCCTGTAAGCATAACGTACCTACGTACTTAGCTAACAGCAAAATTCTTTTTATACGTTATTATAGTAGTAATATTTTATTTCTTACTACTATATATAATACTTAGTACGTTAGGTACGTTTGAAGCCTATAAAGACTGATATAATAACATTCACAAGACGTACTTAGTTATTTTTATTAGTTCGTTTACTAGTACGTTGGTACGTTCTACTCCTTTAAAAATAAGCCTTGTCTGTCATGCTCGTTGATAGTAACCATGTATCTGCCATCTTTATCCATACGCTTCAATTTATCCAAATCGATACTGTGAAAGCCTTCTAACGGTTTTAAATCTTTTTTATTGTACTGCCAGCCAGCTTTTTCCATGATTGGTATCAGGCGGGTGGTAAACGTTCGTTGTTTTATTTTTGTTGGGCTATTATTAATGTCACACCAGCACCGAAATAGGTTGAATAGATAAGTGATTGGTAAACGGGTGCTACTCAATTCAACTATTTCGCTTTCGAAAAAATCTAAAATGCTATCATTATCCAAAGCAATTTCATAGATGGTTTGATTGCTCTCGTTTGTTTCGATAATTGTATCCAAATCAATTTGTAAAGCCTTGAATAGGATGTATTCAAGCACTCGTTTATCATAGATATATTTATCCTTAATATCGCGGTTCACGTTGCCTGTGTCGTATTGGTGTAACATTTTAATGGCCCGTAAACGCCTCTTAAAGCCCCCTGTAATGTCCTTAAACTTAGGAGCGCCATTCATTGATTGAATAATGGTTGGTGTCATCCTAATACTTAAAGCGTCAACACCCTTACTTTCAACGCTGACCACATCCCCAGTAGTTACACTTTTGAAGTTCGCTACTGAATCTACATAGCTATTAGGGTCGTTATCATCACCAATCACTAGGGCTTTGCCAAAGATGGTTGCTAATTTAAATCGTTCATCAAATTCTTTTAGCTTTAAGCTGGCACAATTTTGTTCACCAACTAAATTTATTAGAATTTGTTGTAATGTCCCTTTACCAGTATGGCCACGCCCGTCATCAATTAAGAAAAAAGCAGTTTCAGGGCTGTAATTAGCGTTTACCGCGCTTGCAATCATCTGCCATATTAACGTTTCCTTATCTCGTTGACCGTCTGAAAGCTCGGTGACCCACTTACTAAAGCGCCAGCCGTGTATGGTAGGCTCTTTGGCATCGGGGTTATAATTTGTACTAATCTTTGAAATAAAGACGTGATCAGGCGTAAAAGGTTCAAGCTTATTGGTGTTTTTATTAAACACACCATTATTAACAATGATTAATTCTTTACGATCACTTAGGTTAGACCTTTTGGAGTCCGTTTCTAAATAGAAATAAACGTCACGGCATTGGCGCATATTCAAATTTCTTTCCACGGACAAAATCAACCGATTAATTAAACGCTTATCCTTTGTATATAAACCTTCTGCCATGTCATATATGAAAAGTTGCTGTTTATTTGCATCACCTATATTGGTAAAGTGGCACTCTTTTTCTAGGATGTCCGCCACAGCTCTAGGGGTAACTCTAGGCGCTTTCACTTCACCTGTTTTTTCGTTAACTTTTGTACGATCAACGCGCCATTGCTCGCCTAGTTGCTCTAATTTAACTTTTAAACCAGCCATTGTAGTCGGCTTGGTGACTTCTTGCTCTTGTAACGCTACTAACTGATCTAATTGCACGTTGCCCCCAGCTCCCTTCTTGCGATACTCTCGAACGTTCTTTCTAGTTCATTTTGTAGTAATGGCTCGCTAGAATTGCCATTAGCGTATTGAACCAGCTGCCAAGCAAGTCTAATATCTACGCCATACACCAGTAATTGACCCGTTATTTTTGCAGCTGTATCATTCCTACGGCCAGTTTCAAACCCAAGTGCCAATATTTCTATTAACTCGGTCACACGGCTTCTATATCGCTTGTTAGCACTGAACACTCGGGATGTCTTTTTTATTTTGTTTCGTTTTAAAATAAAGCCTGTTAGCCACTCGGGCATGTCTGCCATTGGCTGTTTTTTCTCGAACGTGTACGCATCCCCATCCACTTGGCTCGGTGGTAGCAATACATAATTATTAGGGTTTGCCTTAATATCAACACCGTTCAAGAACGCAATTTTCTGAGGCAATTCTAGGCCCTCTGGTAGCTTAAAATATAAATGCCTGCCACCACTGGCGGTTTTAACCGTTAGCGTTTCAGGTAGCTTATTATAGGCCTCCTCAAGCACTTCCAAACTATGGTAGCCGTCTGCATCATCTGCATGATTAACATCAACATCCAATACAATAAAACCACGGGTGGCCACGCCAATATTACAATCAGGGTTATTAGTCCACCACGTCTTTACTTGTTCAGGGGTGCTGGTAGCTTCCTTACTGCCTTGAGTACCTTTTAGCGGTATTTTGCTGTTAGGCGTTAACGGAAAGACCTGTAATCCGTGCTTAGCATAATTGAGCGCTTCATTTAGCAAGTTCGAGCGCCCCCTTCAAGTACATAGCTAATCTTGGTAAACTATCTTCTTTACAGAAAGATGATCTATTTTTACTATTAAGGCATTGCGTAACTTTATCTAAATCAATTTGTAAGGTCTCTTTAGAATGCTGGCTTGCTAAGTATTGGCAGTAGTCATATTTTTTATTTAACATTGGCGAGTTCATCCCCCAAATCTACTAGACTGTTTGAATGTCCTTGTACTTGCTCTTGAATATCATCAAGCGAACTCATTAAGTTTTGTAGTCCATCCCGATTAAATAACGAAAAATCTACCGCCCAAGCGTCCCCACGTTTATACTCATAACTAATATTTTCTAAATAGTTACCGATTAAGCCTAATCTGTCACTAACCACTGTTAGCTTGCTTGCGATTAATTCTAATTGTTCTTTTTGTTGGTTTAATTGCATTCTTAAAACCTCTCATTTTCAATTTATGGTTAATTTGATAAAATGAAAGGGTACAAAAATAGCCAAATACTAAGCTATATCGCTCACTAGAAACCGTCCAAAGTTTAGCTAGTGAGTTTTTTTGTACCCATTTTCATATGTATCACCTATTCAAAATCAAAGTATTTTTTTAAATTACTAGTAATGCCATAAATGCCAGCACCTGCAAGCATCCATATAAGCGCGTCTAACCACGTTGGTAAAATCGCCATACATTTACCGCCTTTCTGCATCCCAACTCATAGGGATGCTTTTTTATTGCTTTAAGCTAAGTAGAACGTCCACACTGCCCCGTGCTTTTTATAATTTATGATCTAAGATAAATTGTTCTACTTCTCGCTTATTAAATAATTGGACACCTGCCGTATAGTGGCACGGTAACCCCTCGGCAACCATCTTAGTAATTGTCTTAGGGTCAACCTCCAACCATTTAGCAGTAGCCCCCTTCTTTAGAAACGGCTTATCTAAATCACTATCACGGCGCGCATTCTCGATAGCTTCCGTTATAATGCTGTAAACTTGCTTTCTAAGCTCCGTATCTGCCTGCTGGGTTAACGTCACTTCTAGTGGCATTTTTAGCCCTCCTTAATCATAGATTGCATAAATCTATCGGCTTCTTGTCGATCTATCCGCTTTACTCCACCAATAACAGAAACTTTCAAGCCTTTATCGATCAACTTATACAAAGTATTGTAACTACCGATATTTAAATATTCTTTAGTCTGAACAAGAGTCATATAGCGTGGTATTTCTTTAGTCCGCATCCTGGTTACATCTCCTTTTTTGGAATATAAACATATCAACTTGTTACTTAAACCATACAACGTCATTATCTTACATTTTTTTATTCCTCTTGTCAAATAAGTTCACAAATTGTATGCTATCTATAACATATAATTCTACTAAAAGGAGACTCCTAATGATTATTTTTAATCTAAAAGAAATCATGGATGATAAAGACATATCTATAAACAAATTATCAACCGAAACTGGTATTAATCGGGCTTCTTTAACCTCAATAGCAAATAATGAATCAAAAATGGTTCAATTAGCAACTATAGAATCTCTTCTCGATTATTTAAAAATAGACTTATCAGATTTAATGTTAGATGTTTCTGATTCAGCACAAATAATTTTTAATTTTAAACAATTATCTAATTTTTCTTTTATTTCCGAAACTGAATTTAAATTTAAAAATTCTTCAACTAAAGAAATTCATATTTTATATTTAGAAAAGATTAACAGCAGCTATTATAAATTAACATTAGATTACTTATATAACGCTATCGATGTAGTTGATGACCACCTCTTACCAAAAAAGACTATTGATTACTATTCCGATATCAGTTTTACTGATAAATCCGACGTTATTTATGAAGCAAAAGATATTTTTAGTAGTATTTCAAATGAAAAACAACAATCGATTGCAGGTATCATTTTTGATAAGTGTATTGAAAGAATTTTTGATCCCCGTTATGAGATTACATCAGATGAACTTACATTATTTAATGAAGATATATTTTCGCTAGATAATATCTTTTTTATTGATAAAGTATTCGGCTCTGAACTTTCCGGAATATACACGTCCCATGAAGTGACTCGGAAAAATTTTATAGACGATATCCCATATAAACCATTTTTTGACGGTCCAGCCAATCATCTAGAAAAGCCCCTAAATATTGGTTTAAATGATAGTAAAATAATTACTCATATAAAATTTTATTAA